TCACAATTCAACGTAGCCATTACCTCTATCATCAAGGTATTTATCTGTCATTCTCATAGATTTGTGGCCAAGTATTTTCTTTGCAAACTCAGCACTTTTTTCTTCTTCATATAATCTTGCAGATAAACTTCTAATTTCATGAAATGTTGGTTTATTCTCTAAATACTCAGGTAGGGCTTCGATAAACTTACCTCTTAATGTTTTTGCTGTGGTATTGCCACAGATTTTATCTGAGCTCCTATTCATGAGATTTAAAACATCTTTAATAGAATAACTAATAGACTCCAGTCTTAATGAGAGTGGTATTGCTACTTTAGAACCTGTTTTTATTTGAGTGACATACAGCCTATCATTTTTTATATCATCCCACTTCATATTGATAATATCGCTAATACGTTGAGCTGTAAGTATCGCCAATAGGAACATATGCCTATATTTGTCATTTGTGTGCTCCAAGGCGTATTTAAACTCTTCTAGTGATAACCTTGATCGCTGAACACTTGTTTTTGGTGGCTTTGTCACGGAAACGGGATTTTCCTTTATCACACCATCCGCAATAGCTTCATTAAAGGCATCTAGCATAGTGGACCTTAGTAATTTTGCCATTGCCTTTTTAGGGTACTCTGAAATAAATGTGGCTACATCTCTTGGTGTTACATTCTCAATTGGACAGTCATTAAAGTGTAATTTGATTAACTTTATTCTTGATTCGTAATCGTAGAGCGTCTTCTCTTTTAACCCCCTGTTGTTTACTTTCTCCCTATAAGTATCAAGCCACTCATGCAATGTTACACAGTGAACATTATTAATTCTGTCAACTAATGACTCTTTAGGTTTATAAATAGCCAAATTGGCTTGTATGGCTTCGGTTATTGCTAATGATTTGTTTGAGCCAACAGAAAATTCCTTTTTAGTTCTTACATCCCTGTAATAGTAAATCCCTTTACGCAAATACAAGTTAGGCGGTAAACCCTTGTTCTTTGCACTTCTGCTTCTGCCCATTAATTTTCTCCATTAAATATTGCGGTTCCCTTACCATTTTGTCATTTGTTAGAATTGTCCACGGCTCTAACTCATATTCTCTACCAACCTTTTCTGGAGCAGGGTATAACCTACCTTCCTTTATATAGCGAGATAATTGCCGTTGACTTCTAGGGTTAGCGAAATATTTATTATTCCATTCTGATAATGTAATTCGTTTCATTGATTATTCTCCGTATCCTTCATCATTAAAAAAACTTCCATAGCGCCACGGTATGGGTTTTTATTTACTGACATGAAGCCATAATCAAGGCAGTCAGCTGTCCATTTATTAGAATGGTACATTGGTGATAACCCTATTTTATTTTCAATAATAATCGGCATTGCGTCTGATGGGTTATTGCATGGGTCGAAAAAGCGATAACCAAACGAGCCATCAACAAGGAATTGGATAATATCCATTGTTTGTTTAATTACATCGTATTGCGTTTCAGGTAAAACAGATTGAGCTACTAATAAATTAATCTCGAAATCAGATAGTTCGGTGTATTTATTCATTATCATCTCCTAGTATTTCATTAATAGTATTTCTGATGTCAATTAAGTCTTGTTTTGTCACATCCATATTCCAAGATGGAGTATTTAAAATAAAACAATCTTTTGTTGTAGGTTCAATCTCAATACAATCTTTGTAATTTTCCAAGCCAGCATAATATTTATCTTTCATTCCATACCTCTCCACAAACAACTTTAACATTCCTCACTGACATTAAATATTCAGCACGTTTATTGCATTCCGATTGCGTATAAATATCTTCCGTAACAGGCACAGCAGAACCCTGTATTAACATGTGTAATACATATCCGATTATTTGCATGAATTGTTACTCTGAATTTTAGGTATAAAAAACCCTGCACTAGCAGGGTGGGTAATTAATAATAAAGTTCATTTAGTCTAGATGTTATTTCCCTTTCTGTTTCTTTTAGGAAATCTATCAATTCATTTTTATCTTTACAGCTAAAATGTTCATCAGGGATGTCTAGTGAATGCGCATGTGAATACATAACATAGCTATATGTTTTATTAATGAAATTCTCACTTAATGAGTCAATGTCTAAGATAAATATAAATAAATATAAACTCGCATGTATATTATTTCTATCCAAAAAATCATTATTTTTAAGCTTAAGGTTTATGGTGTTAGTAATATTGTACTCATCCTCTAATGGGTCTTTGTATATAATTTTATTTCCACTAACTCCTATTCCATAATATTTATCATCATTCTCAAGAAATGTTAAGACTCTTTTTATTTTAAAATTAAAATCACTAACCTTTTCCCTAATAAAATAAATTAATTTTTCATCTATCTCTTTTTGTTTTCTTTTATCATCATTTTTTTGAGAAAAATAAACCCCGATTGTTATGAGTATACCCAGTGAAGATAGAAGAGCGAAAAAAGCAGATAGAAAAGAAAAAATTATGCTCAACTTATCTTTACCTTGCGCGTCATTGGCAAATATATCAATAACAAAAATACCAAAAACAATTAAAGCTATTGAAGCTGTTAATGCCCAAAAAATAATATTTTTAAACTTTGAAGATAGTTCAATCATTGTGGATACCATTATAAATATAGGAATCATACTCACATCCATGTGACTAATCCACACCTAAGAGACTGAATCAATACATATGTGGCGTTACTTTCATTGCATCCCTGCGAGTTAAATTAAGCTGCGTTTTCCCAGCCTGAAATGGCAAATCTACCTATCTTATTGTGATACCATTGGGTTCCGCGTTGCTCTGCTTCATTCATCATTTGATGAAGTGATTGCTTGAAAGTTTCTTCATGCACCACTGACATTTGAGTTACTTGTCCACTTGGTGCGATATGTGGAACTTTTTTGTTAGGCACAGCCCAAGCCATAACAAGTTGACGGCATTTGGCATCACTTAATCCATAAGTGGCTTTTAGGTAGCTGTATCCCTGATAACCTACAGGGATAGTACCTTGCTCCATTTGTTCAATTTTCTGTTCAACGCAGTTAAGACGCCTTTCCTGCTCTACATTGACTTGCGCCATAGCGGCGATTAACTCAGCTTGTGACATTTGCGGTGGATTAGACAATGTTTTAAGTTTTTCAAGAACCGAGCGACGAACCGCTTTTGATTCTCTCATACCAACCAACATTAGCTGATCCATGTTTAAATCATAAGCTCTAACTTCGTTTCCATAGCGGTAAAAAGTTTTTACCGCTGGTAAATCATCCAATTCATCCTCTATTCGTTTAACAAAATGAGCATTTTTAACCTCTGCTTCACCACAAGACACTCTGGCAGGGTTTATTATATTATTAAGAAAATCTAAACTGCTCATGGTGATTTCTTTTTCAACGTTAATTAAATTTTGCATATAAAAATCCCTCGCTGGTTAAAACGATGCTAAAAGCCCTGAATTAACAGGGCTGAGATTGATTAGTGGTGACGCGGCAGTTGACGGTTCGTCAGCTTAGAGTTTAAATCTTGCTGTAGGTATTTAACGAATACATAGCCGTCTTGGAATCTGTCATACAGGCGACCATAAACAGGTGAGTTGAGCGTTTTTAATGCAGGGCGTAATTCTTCTTTCCAAATCTGATAAATGGCTTCGTAGTGTTTGGCGAGAGCATTTATGTTGTAGGCATCTCGTTCTTCTTGAGTAACGCATGAGGTTATTCTATTCCCGTACAGTTCAGCTTCCATACGGTTAAATTCGGCAATGTAGGCTTCTTTGAATTGAGCCGCTTTCTTGCCTGTGAATCCCATAACCAAAAAGACAAATCCGTCTTTAGTCATCTGGTAGTAAACAATTTCACGCTTTGCTCCACTGCCAATTGGTTTGTTTTTGACCATTCGCGAAAAGTTGCGGATGGTAAATTCTTTTGAGCAATCAAGTGATTCGAGCTTTTGAACGACATGATGATGCTGTTTGCCAAAGTAAATGGCTACATTTTCCGTAGTTGTGATTGCTTTCCCATTTTGGATGGTAACGGTTGGTGATAATACGGAGATTTGAGTATTCATATTTATGTCCTTACGATATTTTTGATTACCCCTTTTGAGAGGGCGGTCGGGCGCTCAAAACCGTCGTAAGTCGGCGGGCATATTCCCATCACTGGTATTGTATTAGCCGCACGCCCGACCATATCAAAATACTATGGACATAAAAAATCCGCATGACTATCGGGTGCGGTATCCGCTTACGAAGGTGTTTTGAGCACCTACGAGCAATCTACAGCAACCCGTTGAGTTCGTCAAGTTTCTACCTCCTGTTTGCATCCTTGCACTGAGTAATGGTCATATTCTTTGGTTAAATCACATAAATAGCGTGGCGTGGGTAGGGGAGTCCGATAGGGGCGAAGGGGATATCATCCTCAAAATCCATCGGAGGCTCACTTTGTGGTGTTTGATTACTCGATGCTTGTTTTTGCGCTTGCGGTTGCTGAGGTTGTCCCCATCCTTGATTCTGCTGTGACTTCTGGCTTCCTGCCTGATTACCACCGTTACCGCCTAACATCTGCATAGAACCGCCGACATTAACTACCACTTCCGTTGTGTATCGGTCTTGCCCGCTTTGGTCTTGCCATTTTCTGGTTTGCAGAGAACCTTCGATATATACTTGACTTCCTTTTCTCAGATATTCACCTGCAATTTCTGCTAATTTGCCGAAGATGCACACTCGATGCCACTCGGTTTTTTCTTTCATCTCACCGGTTTGTTTATCACGCCACGATTCCGATGTGGCTAGTGTGAGATTAGCGATTGCGCCACCTGATGGCATATAGCGGATTTCTGGATCCTGCCCCAAGTGACCAATGAGAATACATTTATTCACGCTTTTACTTGCCATCAGTACCTACCTCTTGTTTGGTTAGTTCTTCTTTTCTTAGCTCATACACTTTTTGAGCCTCCGCTTGTTCAGGTGTATCTCTAAGTGCTTTGTATGCTTCACTAAAGGCGATTTTTAACTCATCCATGTTTTGTGCTTCCGTTGCAATGCTCGTAAAGTGAGCTAGATCTATCTCTGCTTTAGTGCGTCCATCATTAAGCCAATCCATTAGCTTTTTACCTGTTAATTCATTTAACTGAGTAACTTCGGCGTTGCTGAACAATCCTGTTCTATCCTTGCTTGCCATTGCCGTATGAGTTTCGTGATTTAGGTCTAGTACAGTCGTAAACTCATACTCAACCCCGTCACGCTGCTCTGATTTCATGCCAAGTTTATCTACGCCTTTCTTACCATTGCTTTTATCGACCTGAGCAGTTTCCGTTTTACTTCTCATCGTTGCGATAATATGCAGGTCAGACCGTAGTATCGCGTCGAGAAATGCATTGTGACGTGGTGTTATTTCGCTCCATGCTGACCACGTATTGCCTCGATACTTGGCTTTTGCTAACACATCGAGTAATTCTAGACATCCGCCTGTTCCACTCCATTCGTGAGTAATACTGTCGATTATCAAATTATCGTAGCCAGCTTCCTGCGCAACCCCGATAGCTTCAATAAATCGCTCTGGTGTGAATGGTGGATCTAACTCCAATACGTCAAAATTAAAACGGTCAGAGTAAAGAGAAGCACTTCCTTTTTCCGTATCAATCAATGCCGTTTTTCCGCCAAGTCCTTTGGCTATTTCCAGTGCTCCATAGGTTTTACCTGAGCCACTAGGCCCTGTTAAAGCGAGCCTTAATTTTGCTTTTTTTCGCATTGCCTTGGCGAATTTCATACTAATCTCCTAAGTATTGACCTTGACGTCGATCGCTTCCGTAGTAATCGACTTCAAACTTATTACTCGGTGCAGAATTCCTTTCCGCATCACGTAATGCCTGAATATGAGCAGGTAGAGGAGGGTGATTTTTCGATGCGTCCAAGTTCATGTGTAGCAGTTCCATTGCTAATCGTTTTTCCCTGTCTGGCGCACTCGTATTTGGCAAACACCCCTCAATCATTGCAATAGCTTGAGCCAGAGCTTCCTCTCTGTTTTTTGCTAATGACGGTGATGTTAATTGGGGGTATTTATCGGTAGGGTATGAGTTAGAAACGTTCATTGAAAATCTCCTGAAAAGTCCTTGAGAGGCATAGACAATCCTTGTCGTCCTAACACTTCCGTTTGATACATAAATTCATCGTGTTCGCGTTCCTGCGATTCTTTACGCTTCCTGCGTAATTCTTCTAGCCATTGTTGATGCTGAGTCACGCAACCCTCCTTAGCAGATTCATCTTAGAAACAGGTGCATCCTTGCTTGCTTCATTGACAATCCTGTCAATCTCTTCCTTGTCGAACTGCATAATCCATTGCAGAGCTTCAACTGGGTCGATTTCTGTTAATTTAGCCAGCTCAGCGAAACTTCCTGTCTCAATACTGAGTTTGCTACTTTCGTCAAATTCCATGACTGTTTTGTCGTCTACTACCCGAGTTCCGTTCGAGTAGCTGTATGAAATTTGCATAATCACCTCAACTTACAAATGTCGGTATTACGCCAACGGTTGTTACAATGACCACAGCTAAACTGAATAACCATGGGCCTGTACGTTTATTTTTACGTGCTTGAGGCGTAGTGATACGCACCGCCATGCCGTCACGCATAGCGCTGTAATAGTTAGTTTTCATGGTGACCCCGTTAGATGAGAGATAAGGCGGTTATCTGGTGTTGGTGCGGTAGGTTAAATTCCGAGGCGTTTTGCTAACTCAACAGCCTTAAATAGACCACCTCGTTTAACGCTTCGCTTGTGCTGATATTTGTTTGTTGTTGGATAAAATAGAACCTTTCCTTTTTTTGTTTGAAAGTGAATAGTTCCACTTGAATCTCTGGTGTACGGAATATCTATATCCTTTAGTTGCTCCGTATTATTTTTAAGTCGCTCTAATTTCCGCTCTTTTACCATTTCCTTGTATGCGCGAAAATCGCCTCCTACATCACCCATAATTAATTCCTTATGTGCGTATTCCTCACTATTAATAGCGATATGAATGATTAAGTGGTGGGTTACTGCTGACCGATGGCTTTTTCTCCTATATTTAATAATGATAACAGATAGTTATTTTTGATTGATCGTAATAAGACCTATGTAGCATTGCTCTATTGTATTATCATTAATTCCATTACAATGTGAGGCAATAAGAATGACTTCTTTATCTGAAATACAACGCAATATCTTGATAGCACTAAATAATCGCAATTATCCAATGAAACCAATAAGCAATAGTCAACTTACTGAATTAGAGATACGTATTGGTAAGGATACACTGGCATATAATATCAATTATTTACAAGATCAAGGTTTAATTAAAGATGGTGCAATTCAGTTAAGCGGGACTGGTAAATTCGGATATATCCTGCCTAAGATGGCTCTCACTTCAAAAGGATTTGATTATATAAATGAGGATTCCATTGGCAATGAACTAAATTCAGTGACTATTAAAATCCATCAAGACACTATTAATAAACTAGAATCTATGATTCATGATGCTAGTATTTCTGATGCCGAAAAGACAACGCTCATCCGCTATATAAAAGAAAAAGGTGTTGAGAGTGTTATCGGAAAATGTATTGACATTTTGATTTCTAATACCGGTTCTTTTACTAAATTGCTTTCTGATCTAGCTAAAAGCATTATGTAATGGCAAGCCCATCCGTGGGCTTTATCTTGCCGTCACCCCGAACTCACTGCTCGGCTGTTTTGTTTTAACTCCTGAAAATACTGCTACATTAGGTAAGCAACAGTTATCTACCGATGGTTTGAATTTAGGTTCAATATTTCTAGTAACTGGTATGTGACTTAATGACAGTGTTTTTTCTACTGATGTAAGTCTTTTCTCCTGAGGGAATACTGATTCTAATTTCAATTCAATATTCTTTTTTGCAATAGCTTCTGCTTTCCGTCTGGCGTGACGTCTATTTGCAGATGCTCCACGTAAAAACTCAGGCTTGCGTGACTTTTTAACTGTAATAGTTGCCATATATCCTCCAAACAGTTGGCTTTAGTGAGCGCAGGGATCGAAACCATGTTATTTCTGTTTATACATGGGATAGTTTCCATGTCGGGGCAAATCTCTCTATGGTGGGAGTGAATACCCTGCACTCATTAAAACCTTCTGAGAAGGTTGACGCTTTATCAGCGTCACCGTTCTGATAGCTAATACACAACTCGCCATCATCGTTGTTAAAGAACATCAACGTGCTGTGTTCCGTTGATGGATAGTATATTCACAAATTGTGATTTTAAAGTCAACCACAAAACGTGTTTATTTGTTTGTTTTTAAATTAAGCTGATGATTTGAAATATAAAATAAATGATAAATAAACACGAAATGTGTTGTTGGTCACATAAGGTTGGAACTCAGATCACTTCTTTGGCGGGGATAGGGCACAAAAGAGCCCTCGCGGGGAGGGCTTGATAGTTAGTATTAGTAATTAATCTTCAAGTTTTTTTATTGTCTTTTCAATTGCCATAACACTGGATTCAGCTTCGCTTTTAAAAACCTGTTTATTCAACTCATAATCAGCCATATGTCTTTTTATTATTTGTTGCTTAAGAACAGCACCAACAGATATTAATATTTTTTGATCAAAAGGCTCTTTTTTTCTTTCTGCTGGGCTAAACAAATAATTAATAACGCCTTGATGGGTAGTTGGTGGACAGTAAATTAGTGATGAACATGTTGCATGATATAGTGAATAATATGCTCTTGAGATACAGTTTCTATGCTCCATTTCGCTACTATTTTCTGATAGATTGCTTTTCGCTAAATCCAAAAAATCTTTCGCTGTTACACTCATTTCAATAGCTCCGCATAGTTTTCTTTACTTTCATCGCTACGGAACCATGCTGTAACATTTTTATCTGATAAATCATTATTTTCAGCTAATGCGCATGCTATTTCTATATCCATATCTGAAAGTACATCAGGATCTGAAGTCGTAACTGAAACAATAACCGCAAAGTCGTTATTATCTGAACTTGTATAAAATTCGCTAGATAAACATCTTATTTTTTTACTGGCTGCAACTTCATTAGCTTTTTCAACGATCCATCTAGCATTCGGCTCTGATATTTTGCCAGACTTCATAAAAACCTCTAACTCAGTTAATGGTTGAGAAAAATCAAGATATGGGTATTGATCTAGATTTACATTCCCGTGCAGTTTAACAAGTTTTTCTGTCAGTAGTGAGGAATTTTTTATATCGGCAAAGGAATAAGCTATGTTCCTTGCCACAAATGTGAGGTATTGATTATCATATTTATTAGCAAGTTCAATTGATTTCTTGTAGCTTAATTTGAATTGTAAAGTTTTTGTCAAATAAGTTATATAGTTTTTAGCAACGCTAATATCGCCATATTTCATTGCAATATCGAAGTACTTTAAAGCATTTTGATTATCTTGATAAGCCCCATACGCAAGGGCTTTAACCATGTACATTGTCGGCTCATCATCTAAATACTCAGAGTCTTTTAACATTTGCTCAAATGTGAACCGATCTAATTTGGTTAGATTATCTATGTGATTAAAAACCAAACCTAGCTTTTCGATAGCTCTTTTCTGAGGAATACCCATATCATATTCTCATTTTAATTAATATTTGTTTACCCTAAAACGTGTCGTCAGGCCATTGTGACTTGATTACCTTACCTATGATTGTGCAGTTCCCATTAATAGGAATCAGGTCGAAACGAGGGTTTAATGGCTCTAAATACTCAACGCCACCTTCTCTAATCAATCGTTTGAATGTGAATTCATCATTTAGCAAACGAGCGACACAGAAATCTCCGAATTCCACTTCTTCATCAGGATCAACCAAAATAAGCATTCCTTCGGGAAAACTTGGCTTACCTCCTGGTGGTGCTGTCATTGATTGGCCTTCAACCTCTAACCAAAAAGCACGCTCACCGGCTTTCTTAGCTGTAGGTATCCACGACACAGCATCTTTCTGGGTGTATGAGTTAAATTCTGTTGAGAAAGCGCCGGCCTGTACCTTTGTGAATAGAGGGTATTCATAATTTTTGATCACTTGCTCACTTTGACTGCCAAACATTAATTCGGCAGGTGATATACCAAGAGCTTCACTTATAACAATCGCATCATCAGCGCTAATCTTGCGCTCTCCAAGCTCATAGTTTCCTATTCTGGACGCAGCAGAGTAGCCGCACAATTTAGCTAATTGAGCTTGACTTAGCCCTCTTGATTCACGAATGGATTTTAACCTTTCGCCAATAACTTCATTTACTTTTTTCATGTATACCTTTTAACACAAACCGTGATAAATGTATTTAAACGTTTTGTGGTTGACAGTTAATCACATATTGTGTGTAATATTGGAATAAACAAGGAGGATACACACATGAACAATATCGCAGAACAGCGAAAAAAACTGGGAATTTCTCAAGCTGTTTTAGCTTCATCAATAGGATGGGGGCAGTCACGAATTGCTAACTATGAGTTAAACATTAGAACTCCTAGCTTAAATGACTGCCGAGCTATTGTTGAAGCATTACAAAAATTAGGGGCAAATTGTTCTTTAGACGACGTTTTCCCTCCAAAAGTAGCTTGATTTCACCACGTTCTTTAACAACCGCAGGGTTCTTGACTGCTACGGAGTCGCTGATAAAGCGACAACTCTTCCCCCAATATCAACTCATACGGAATGAGTCACGGATCATTATTGTCCCTTAGTTAACTCATAAGGACTTTAAACAATGGAATGCGCAAATACACGCAAACAATTCAATCAATTTATCTCTAACCACCTAATAGCTTCAGCATTACAAGCATTGAGAAATAAAACTCAGTCTGCCGTGGCTAGAAAGTTAGGTGTTCATGATTCAACTATCCTACGTCGAACTGAAAAATATCCTGAAATATGCGAAACGCTTGTCGCATCGGGAATTATTGATTTTGTGATGGAAGGAGAACGAAAAATCTCAGAAGAAGAGTATCGATTTTTGTGGAAACAAATGGGTGAACTTTCTCAAATGAAAATAAAAGAAAACGCCTCGATTGCGACAACAAACGAGGCGTGTTGTTCAATGGAATTCACCATTTAACGTACAAATATACTGTATCAATATCCAGTTTTTATCTCAAGGGAAATTTCGGTTTCCCTTTTTTGATACAGCTTTGGAATGGAGAAATTATACCATGAGACAAAGAATAAATCATGAATTTAATGGCTGTGATGAGCATAAAAACATCATGGAAAATAGGTTATTACAAGAAATAACCCCACTGGGTTGTCAGCGTTTAAAGGAAGCATTGAAAGACGCAAAATTAAGGAAAGCACATCGGGATAAGTTATTAGGAGAGCGAAAATGAGTATGCTTCTAATGGCAAAAGCCATGCAATTACAGGTGGGGAGTACAGCACAAAAAATGGTGCTACTGAAACTTGCTGATAATGCCAATGATAAAGGTGAGTGCTTTCCTTCTTATGAGACTATTGCACGTCATTGCGAAATTAGCCGTCAAAGTGCGATAAACCACATTAAAAGTTTATGTAAAAAAGGGTTTGTTCGTAAAGTTACGCGAAAAACAGATAAGGAGCATACTTCCAATTTATATATTCTGGATTTGGAGGCTAAATCTCTTGATGACGGTAGTCAAAATACAGTACCCCCTAGTCAAAATTCTGTACCAGAGGTAGTCAAAGAATTTGACCACGGTAGTCAAACGGTTGGACTAGGGGGTAGTCAAAAATTTTTACCCAGAACCAGTCAGTCTTTTAACCAGTCAATTAACCTTAAAAAACTATCGTCTGACGACTCGAAACCTGCAAAGCAGATTTCGGTTAATCGACAAACTAAAATTCCTTATCAGGAAATCATGCAAGCCTTCAACGAATCGGCAGGGGATAGATTACCCAATGCCGAATCACTGAATGACAAACGCAAAAGAGCAATATCCAAATTCCTGAAAGAGCTCAAAGAGCCTACAGTCGAATCAGCTAAAAATTATTTTGATTATTTTATGGAAACAGCGAGTGCTTGGTATTTCGGCGAAAATAATCGGGGTTGGCGAGCGAATTTTGATTATTTACTCAGACCAGAAACGGTACTCAAAACAAGGGAGGGAGCACTGTGATGAACCAAGTTCCGAATAATTTAATGGCGGAACAAAATGTCATTGGAGGACTCCTGCTCGACCCGCAAAGTGATAATGCGCAATCAATTTTTTCACTGCTAAAACCTGAAGATTTTTATACCCGACACCATCAAATTATCTATCTCACTCTGCGAGAAATGTATACCCAACGTATGCCAATAGACATCATGACGGTGACGGATTATCTGGAGTCAAAAGGGCGAATTAATCAATCAGGTGGTTTTGCCTATCTTGCTGAGATGGCAAGAGAAACACCGAGTATTGCTAACATTATGGCTTATGCGAAAAAAATCCGAGAGTGTTCCGCACAGCGTTTTGTTATCGAAAAGACGGTTGAAATTCAAAAACTCATGATGGTGCCAAGTGAGTTAAGTTTTACGGATAAAATTGAACAAGCACAACGCTTGCTTGATGAAGCCACTTCGTTTGGAAAAATGGGAAAAAAAACAGGGTTGCGCCGAATTGATGATGTGTTGGATGATGTTTTTACCGACATTTGTGACCGACAAGATAACCCAGAGAAACATCGAGGATTAAAAACGGGATTTAAAGATTTTGACCGCCTATTAAGCCCAAAACAGATTGTCATCGGTTCACTGTTCGTGATTGGTGCTCGTCCAAAGATGGGGAAAACAACCGTTCTCACTGAAATGGCAAAGAATGTTTCACAACAAGGTAAGCCTGTATTGCTGTTCAGCATGGAGATGACAGATAAACAGCTTGTTGAACGGACACTAGCCCAACAAACCCAGATTAATTCAGATAAATTTTACCAAAAGTTAGAGGAGCATGAATGGGATAGGCTTTGCAGTGCCATCGGTCGCCTTAAAGATGAGCCCAATATTTGGGTGGATGATACACCCGGCATGTCCTTACAACACATTCGTTCTGAAAGTCGGAGAATTAAGCGCAAAGTCGGTGATATTGGGTTTATTGGTGTCGATTACCTCACTCTGATGCAAGCGGGAAAAGCTGACCGTAATGATATTGCCTATGGTGAAATCACTAAGGGGCTAAAGATATTGGCAAAAGAGCTCAATACGGTGGTTGTGTTGCTTGTACAATTGAATCGGGGATTGGAAAACAGGGCAGATAAACGCCCCGTACCAAGTGATTCAAGAGACACAGGACAAATCGAGCAAGATTGTGATTATTGGTTAGGCATTTATCGTGATGCGGTGTACCACGATAATGCGGATGAAACGCTGACCGAGATGATTTTAAGGCTCAATCGACACGGTAAAACAGGCACCGTGTATGTTGATCAACAAGGATTGAGTATTACACCGGTTGATCAATATATGGCTGCTTATCGCGCTCAACCGAAACGAGAACCCAAAAAATATTGTGAAAAATCGTTTTAATTCGATAGAGGGATTTTAGATATGACAATAAAACAACTACAGAAAAAAATTCATCAACAAAACATTGAGGCTGGATGGTGGGATATCCCAAGGGAAAAAGGAACCTTACTTTGCTTGATCCATTCTGAAATTAGTGAAGCAATGGAGGGAGAGCGTAAAGATCTAATGGATTACCATTTACCACATAGAAAAATGGCAGAAGTTGAACTTGCTGATGCTGTTATTCGTATTTTGGATTATGCGGAAGAGTTCGGTTACGACATCGAAAGCGCTATTACAGAGAAACTCGAATACAACAAACATCGAGTAGATCATCAGCGAGAAAATAGAGTTAAAAAAGGAGGTAAACGATTTTAATTTAGCAATTTCCGAGATGAAACTAGGTGTTTGTATATTTAAAAAATAATGATGGAGAGGTTGTTTAGTGACAGATGATATCTGTCTCCATAAATCCAATCTCAACAGTATTTTCAAAGTGCTCTCCGAAATCGTGACAACAGGTAAACGCTATCGCATCAAAATCACCGAGTGGCGTGATTTAAGAACCATACCCATGAATAAAACATGGCGTATGTGGATGGAAACCACAGGCGAGTGGTTACGTGCACGTGGCGTTGTTATCGATATTAAAAATGGTGTCGGTGAAGTTGTTTTATCAAAGCCCATCACTAATGAGGAAACTCATGAATATTTCGTTGGACATTGGCTAGGACGCAATGAAAACGGTGAGCGTGAAAAAACCAGCAAGATGGATAAAGCAAGGATGCTTTACATGATGGAGAAACATGAACAATGGTGCATTGAGAAGGGAATTCCGATCATCATTCCTCGTAATTCTGAATATATGAGTTTGAAAAGAAAGCAAGAAGAATAGGAAATAGTGATGATTATTTCAGTTAATAACATGATCGTTTTTATTTTAAAGTGATAAAAAATAGTAATCAGGAGGCTCATGATGAATTTACGCAATGAGGCAAAAGGGCGTGAATGTCAGATTAGAATACCTTCAGTTTGTAATGGTAACTCTGAAACGGTTGTTTTAGCCCATTACAGAATGTCAGGTCTTTGTGGCGTCGGAATAAAATCGCATGACTTATTTGGCGCTTGGGCTTGTAGTGCATGTCACGATGAAGTTGATAGACGAACACGATTTACGGATATGGAGTATGCAAAACAATGTCACCTAGAAGGTGTTTTGAGAACGCAAGCCATATTGATCCAAGAAGGGAAGTTGAACGTGTGAAGGTCTTTAATATCGAACCAGTACCTAAACCAAGGATGACTCAGGCTGATAAATGGAAAAAACGTCCCCCAGTTTTAAAGTATTTTGCGTTTAAGGACGAAGTAAAGTTAAACAAAATCACCCTACCTGAATCACATTACCACATTACATTCATTCTACCCATGCCGAAGAGTTGGAGTAAAACTAAACGCTCCGAAATGAACGGTAAACCCCATCAACAAAAACCGGATAAAGATAATCTCGAAAAAGCATTACTTGATGCTATTTTTGACGATGATTCACGTGTATGGGATGGGCGGGTAACAAAAGTGTGGGGAAAAAGGGGGCAGATAATTATCCAAGAGGTGCGATAGTGAATATTGAGTGGATACGCGAGCGAGTAAGTACAGCGTTGATGAATGTTTGTATTATAGAAAATGGGCCGTTAAGTGCCATGGAGGAACAAGCAATACTTGTAACCGATAGGTTTAAAAGAAACCCAATACGCTATGCGGGTGAAAGAAAGTCTCGATACAGACTCCCCTCACATCCACTCAAAATTAAGCAAAAACATGTCAAAGGAAAATCAAAACCATTAATTAATGAAGTTACTTATCGCACTTCATCATGGCGCAGAGGTATTCATCAATTGCCTAACGAAATGCGCTTATGGTTACTCTATTGCTATGGTGATTATCAATATTATCGTGAGCAAATACTCATTGTTCCCTATATTTGGCATGAGTTTCAGCGATTAAATAGTAAAAAAAGGATAACGAAAAAAGTTAAGCAACGACTTCAATCTCTTACCTTACTAGCCATTCAGGCGGTAAAAGCAGAAATTAATCAAACAGCAAAAAAATATACGGATGTTAAGCTCGCTGAATTGTTGGGCGTCAGTGCTGATGCTTGGCGAAAGAGCTATAAACTGTATTGGATTTGTTTATTAGATTGTTGCTATCAATTAGATAGAGATTCGCTATTCAAAATTAGCGCTTTAAGCTGATTAAAAAAGTTGCAAAACTCCGTTTTTTTCTATAAATTAAATGCAATATTTATATAATATTATAAATGTAAGTATTTCAAACCTCGCTTCGGCGGGGTTTTGTTTTTTTTTAAAATATATTTATAATTATTAATTAAAAAATTTGTTGGAAGTTTTTCGTTTTCATTGATTGTTTGTTTATATTTAAGATGAAATTTATTGTTATCCTATAAGAATAAACCTGCAGTGTTTAACTAATAATTAAAATAATAAACAGGTATTCTTATCTCTACTATACTCATAATATTCAATTTATAGAGCGAGTATATATAATGATTGATTTGTTTAAGTTAACGAAAAAAAGTTCTAGGCATATTGGTATAGCAATATATGTTGGTATTATAGCGGGTATCTTTTCAGCTTTAGTTAAATCTGGTTTTGAAGACCTAATTCCCCCGAGAACACTTGAAACGACACCCCCGCCAGTCGTCTTACTCGAAAAGCTTGGATTAAATATAGATACTATGACTTATCATTGGATGGGATATAGTATTAATTGGGGCGGTAATGGTGTTCATATATTATTCTCAATAGTTATCGCTGTGACATATTGTGTTATTGCTGAATTCTTGCCAAAGGTTAAATTATTACACGGTATTTGTTTTGGTATTGGCGTTTCTGTTTTTGCTCATGGTTTAGTCGTACCTCTACTAGGATTGTCTGGCTGGCTTTGGACAGCAGGTTATCAAGCATTAATTTCTGAGTTTGTTGGAACCGCTTTTTGGATCTGGTCAATTGAAGCGATTAGACAAAATTTGCGTTATTGTTTAACTAAAGAAAATGATGCTGAGTAGATAAGGAAGTTCAACCTTAATCTGTTATAAATTTCTTAAAGATCGCTTAGGCGGTCTTTTTTCGTATATGCCGACCACAGAATCAATCACCCTCGTTATCACGTTCACACAAGAGCTGTGAGTCGGCACCTTATTAACTAAATAAATTGGTAAATGTTATGTCAAAAGAGATAAGCGAATTACAGTTTAGTCTTCACTATGCCTCAGAAACAGACAGTGAAAAGAATACCTCCATCATTTTAACGGCGAATATCCATACGGCTGATGGTGAAACTCAACAACTGACACAATTAATTTGCACGACATCTTCCGCAGGTAAAAAGCAATATCGAATCGGCTTGCAAAAAATTAGTGATGCTGGTGCTCCATTGCTGGTGGCGATTGAATCCTATTGGCGCAAAAACACACAAGAGAGTTGTGTTTATTTGTTAGAGAAAGCGAAGCAATTTATTCAAGGACACTTACAACAAACGAATACATGGATATCTATGTATGGTCTTGTGATTGTTTCTAATGCGTCACTGGAAGAACAGTTGCCTGAAGGTTTATTAAAGGCACTTAAAGTATCAATCCCCGCCTAATTTTTTTAACACTTTCACACTAATCATCAACGGACACTCCTCTGGGGGTGACTATGCGTATGGAAAAATTAACCAATGTAACTTATGGAACAGCAGGCCTAACGGCCTTTTTTGCCAGTCTTTCGTTATATGAATGGGGATTTGTTATCGGGATGGCGTTCAGCATGGTTCTCGGTTTAGCCACTTACTTTATGACTCGTCGAGAACAACGAAAACGCACTCAATTATTTGAAAAGCTTGTTCGTCATGTTGACCCACAAAACCCGACCGAAACCTTAAAAAAGCTTGCTGAATTAATGGTGAAAGCGCCAAAGGATATTTAATGTCTCTCAAACAGAAAATAGCGGTGATAACAACAGCAGGAGCAACAGCCATCGCGTTAGTAGTAATAGCCCATTTTGAAGGTGTACGTTATGAACCTTATCGTGATGTGGCAGGTGTTCTAACTGTTTGTTATGGACATACAGGCAAAGACATTATTCAAGGCAAGAGATACACACAACAAGAATGTGATGCGTTATTACAAATCGATTTTATTAAGACACAACAGCAAGTCGATGCATTAATCAAAGTATCACTCGATGACTACACCAAAGCTGCTTTATATTCCTTTGCTTTTAATGTGGGTACAACCGCATTTGCTCGCTCAACATTACTCAAGAAGCTAAACGCTGGTGATAGAGCGGGTGCCTGTGAAGAAATGAAACGTTGGATATATGCAGGCGGAAAGGTCTGGCGAGGGCTTGTCAGTCGTCGAGAGGCGGAGTCAGCACTATGTCATGGAAAACTTTAATCATCATTATCGGCTTTATTCTTGCATTACTCATTACAGTCGCTGGTGGCATTTATCTCTTGATTGATAACTCATGTACTAAAGACCAAGTGAGTTTAGAAAAGCGCTGTCAGATTGCACTCTCATATCATCGGTACTAATCATGAAATACGGAAAACTCTATGCCGTCATTGCGATGGTAGGCATTATCGTGGGTAGTTATTGGGTGATTAACTGGCAAGCTAATAGGATTAATTCACTGACAGATATCAACAAAAAACTGGCCGTGGCTCTCGAAGAACAGAAGTCTATTAATACTGACTATCAAGCACGCATAATGCGATTAAATCAGTTGGATATTCAATATACGCAGGAGCTAGCGAATGCTAAGAATGAAATTAGTCACTTGCGTGATATTAGTGAGCGTCATCCAGAGCGGGTGTACATCAAAGCCGAGTGCCCCAAAGTCAAAACCACTCCCTACACCAGCTTGGCTTATGCAACCACCGCCCGACCTACTGACACCGCTATCCGAAATTATTGGTTACTCAGAGAGCGAATTGCAGAGTCAGAACAGATGATTAAAGGGTTGCAGGATTATATCAAACAAGAATGCATGGAATAAAAAAAAGCCCAGCATGGGTGCATGGGCAAACTAACAGGATATTAATCAAAGTATAGTGATAATTACTTAGTATAGCTTAAGTAAATATATATATCAGCAATTAGATAAGTCGTTTATCCATTAAGGAGAGTGATCATATCTTGACTGCTAGGAACAGACTAGAAGTGGCTTGGCAGTGTATCGCTAAGCTGCGAACTCTACGCATTTCATTCTGTGCATTCACCGCGCAATTAAAAACACTCACAGAACCTTACAGAAAGTCGAACCTGAGAAAAACCGTTAATGGTGTTTTCTGTGGGGCGGTTATTTCTGGTGAACAGGTTCGCTTTTCTATAAGGATTTACACCATGAGCAAATCATTAGTTTTCAAAGGTAATGAAATTACTCCATTTGATAATGGTGATAATAAGATTTGGTTTACCAGCTCTCAGATGGCTAAGCTACTCGAATACAAAAATGAGAAGTCAGTAACCAATCTATATAACGCCAACAAAGACGAGTTTTCTGATGATATGACAATGGTCACTGAAACAATGACCAATGGAATAAACAACAACTTACGTAAGAAAAAGGTCAGGATCTTCTCTGTTAGAGGTGCACATCTAATCGGAATGTTAGCTAATACAGATGTAGCGAAATCCTTGCGTCGATGGTTACTTGATCTAGCTGAAAAAGAGTCAAAACCACAAACAGGGTTAGCAAACCTTGACATGAATGAGCTTAAAACCCTGACTATCAATGAGATGCAAAATAGATTAGTAGCAGCCGATAACTGGTCGTTCGAGAACTTTGGCAGGAAAGGTAGTGACTTAATGAATTTACGCAAGCGTCACTTAAAGAAAATACGCAAAGCGAAGAAGGCAATTAAAGAACTATCACAATTAACCTTGCCTGATATGGGCGAATTTCCAGATGGAGAAGAGCCAGCATGAACCACGAACAATTCATAGAGCAGAACGTACTAGCCGAGTTAAAAAAGCTCGGCTTTTCTTTACCTGTTTGTCGTAGAGCAAGTTACATGGCGGTAGATCATTATCGCCGAAGCTCTCAAGCAAGTAGAAAAGGGCGAATGTTTGACGACTGCTTACATATTGCCAAAGTGTGGGCGAGTAAGTTCGCTAAGGAGAAAGTATGACCAAACAAGAAAAAGCAAACTTATCCATTCTCTATCGTCAATTACAGCAATCACTTGAATACTTACACTGTGGAAGAGTTGATGATGGGAGAATAGTTGCTGAAATCGTCGAGCGCGAGTTAGGCAAGTTAGTCAACAAACAGAAAACCAAATAGGCCCTAGCGGCCTTTTTTATTTAAGGAATGGATATGGCTAAAAGACCAGATTGGGAGGCCATCGAGTCGGCTTACCGAGCTGGCGTGATGTCCATAAGGGAAATAGCCTCTCAATACGAGATAACCCATCAGGCGATAAGTAAGCGCGCCAAGAAAGAAGGATGGGAGCGAGATCTAAAGGCAAAGGTTAAAGCTAGGGCTGAAAACTTGGTTGCCAAAAGGGAGGTTGCCAGTCTGGTTGCCACCGAAAAGGCTATTTCAGAACGGCAACTTATTGAGGCTAATGCCGAGGTTATCGCTAATGTCCGCATGGAGCATAGAGGCGATATTCGAAGGGCTAGAGAGTTAACCAACAACTTATTTGATGAACTATCTGCTGAATGTGCTGATGTGCCAGCCTTAAGAAAACTTGGCGAGTTAATGTTTAGTCCTGATGATAACGGACGCGACAAACTCAATGAAATTTATCACTCAATCATCTCCCTGCCTGAGCGCGTTAAGTCAGCCAAATCATTAAGCGAAACATTTAAAAATTTAGTTGGCCTTGAGCGTCAAGCATACGGCCTTGATGATGTTCAGCCGAATAAGACAGCTAGTCAGCTATCAGAACTAATGGACGACTTATCTAAGGAATAATCATGAAGCCAGAACATCTTGCATTATTGAGAGATAAGCTCTGGCGATTAAATCACCTCTACTGGATAACCAATAAAGAAGGCAAGCCAGTTCGATTTAAAATGACGCCTGAGCAACTCGAATACTTTGAAGGGATGCACACGCGAAACATTATTCTTAAAGCTCGTCAGCTTGGCTTCACTACAGAAGTCTGCATTATCCAATTGGACGCAGCGTTATTTGAGGCGGCTAAATGTGCATTGATAGCCCACACACTTAACGATGCTAAGCGACTATTTAGGGAAAAAATAAAGTATGCCTATGACAAGCTACCTGATGAAATCAAAGCGGCTAACCCAGCGAGTAATGATGCGGCTGGTGAGTTGGTGTTTAGCAAAGGCGGCTCGCTCTATATCAGCACGTCATTTCGTGGCGGTACGCTCCGTTATTTGCACGTTTCTGAGTTCGGTAAGATATGTGCTAAGTATCCAGAGAAAGCCCGTGAGATTGTCACTGGTGCATTTGAGGCGGTATCAAGCGATTGTTTTACGACGATTGAAAGCACAGCGGAGGGTCGAGCAGGTTATTTCTTCGATTATTGCCAGTCTGCTGAGAAAGCGCAAATTCAGAATAAGACTCTCTCTAACCTAGACTGGAAGTTCTTTTTCTTCTCATGGTGGAAGAATCCAGAGTATGCCATTAACCCTGTTGAGCCATTACCCCAGCGGTTAGTTGATTACTTTGATGAGATAGCCAGCAAACATGGTGTTCAATTAAACGAGCGCCAGAAAGCATGGTATTACGCCAAAGAGAAAACGCTTGGCGACGATATGAAACGGGAATACCCGTCAATACCGTCTGAGGCATTCCAACAATCGGTTGAAGGCGCTTACTACGCCAAGCAGTTCCGCTTCCTGTACGAAAATAAACGCATTGGCACACTTCCTGATAACTCGCACTTACCGGTTCACACGTACTGGGATATTGGTGTAGGTGACTCAACGTCAATTTGGTTTATTCGTGAAGTGGGCGAGGAGTTCCACATTATAGACCACTACTCAAACAGTGGTGAAGGTCTACGGCACTACATGAAAGTGCTGAAAGACAAAGGCTACACATATGCAAGTCACAATGGCCCTCATGATATCGATAACCGTGAGTTTGGTTCTGATGCGAAATCACGACGTGAATTAGCGCGTGAAGGGTACGAAATAGACGGACAAATTTACTCAATCCGATTTGAAGTGGTGCCAAAGCTTTCAGTCGATGAAGGTATCGAGGCAGTACGTGAAATTCTGCCACTTTGCGTGTTCGATGAACACAAATGCAGTGAAGGCATTGCTCATCTAGAAGCTTATCGCAAAGAGTGGGATGACAAGCGGGGCTGTTGGAAAGATAAACCGCTTCACGATTACACGTCACATGATGCTGATGGATTTAGATATTTTGCAGTGAGTCGAAGAAATACTAAACGGTTGACTAAGAAAATAGAATTTAACTGGAACTAACATGAATACAAACGTTGATTACAAGCATCCAGCTTACAATGAGTTTTTGCCTGAATGGGACATGGTTGGCGATTGTGTTGATGGCGAACGAGTTGTTAAAAGCAAGAAAGAGAAATACCTCCCTCATCCGGCAGATAACAAAGATGAAGATGATAAGGGTAATGAGCGTTATAAGCGCTATTTAGCTAGAGCATCCTTTCTGAATGCCACGGGTAGGACACTTAGTGGTTTACTTGGTATTGCTTTCAGTAAGCCAGTAAAGATTAGTATTAGTGGTGATGTTGAGTATTTAGAAACTGATATTGACGGTCAAGGTCAGCCACTTACTCAAATGATAAGGGATGCGTTATCGCAAAACTTACAGCGTGGTCGAGCAGGTTTATTAAGTGATTTTAGTGGTTCAGGTATTCAGTCAGAGGCTAATAAAGGTCGCTCCTATATTCGGTTGTTTACAGCAAAAGAAATTATCAATTGGCGTGTAACGAACGGGAAAACATCCCTCGTTGTCCTCAAATATCAGGAGCCAGTAGATACAGATGATTTTGAACTGCAAATGCAGAATAACTGGATTGAATTAAGGCTTGTTAACAATGTAGCTTGCTCTCGTCGCTGGTATGAAGATGGAGATATAAAAGTTACAGAGTGGGTTGTATTAAAGGATGCACACGGCATTCCATTAAGGGAGTTGCCGTGGTCATGGATTGGTTCAATGAACAATGATCACACCCCTGATGCTCCTCCTCTTGCAGATATTGCGTACTTAAATATCAAACATTATCAAGTTGAGGCTGATATCGCAGAGTCTGCACATACTGTCGGTCAGCCGATGATTGCACTAACTGGCCTTACTGATGATTGGGTTGAAAGACACGTGTCTGAAGGGTTTACTGTTGGTTCACGCAAAGGGGTGTTGCTGCCACAGGGTGGTGATATGAAATTTGCGCAGCCAGAAGACAGAAACATTCAAATAAACCTAGCTGAGCGCAGAGAAAAGCAGATGGCAATGCTAGGAGCTAAGCTAGTTGAACGCGGGACATCAGCAAGAACAGCGACTCAGGCACAGGATGAGGCTCAAACAGATAATTCAGTGCTTTCGTTGTGTTCAGGAAACGTCGAAAAGGCCGTTAACCGAGCACTTAATTTCTGCATTCAGTTTGAGGGGAGTGGTGAGGCAACTATTGAGATAAACAAAGTTTACGATATTGCTCAACTGGATTCGCAAGCAATCACAGCTCTCCTTGCTTCTCTCCAATCTGGGGCTATGCGATTGATTGATTTTGTTAAGTACCTGCAAAGTATCAATATCATCCCTCAAGATGAGAAAGCTGAGGATGTTATCGAAGAGATAGAATTATCGCGAGCTAACTCAATGATGTAGAGGTGAATATGCAATCGCAGTTGATGTTAGATAATTCAATGATGATCCAAATTCTCCTAGAACGACTCAAAGCTGGCATTGTTGATAGAGAGGAAATGCAAAGAGAGCTAAGGGCGGCTGTTGCTAAGGCGTTAGCTAATTTCTCAGGTCAGATAACATCGAGGTCAAAACTAAACGCCATAATTGCTGAGTTAAAGCGAGAGCTATCACCAGTTCTGACCAGTTACTCTGAGCATTTACTGCAATCTGTTCTCGATATCGGTATTGAGTCAAGCCAACTTGAAGTTGATAGCTTATCGCAGATAGTAACAAATGAAGTAAGCAAGCCTGATGCTGAGAAAGTTAAAAAAGCCATTTTAAATGTGCCGCTGATATTAACCGCTTGGGGCGGCTCTTTATTTCTCAAGAAATTTATATCATCTTGGGTGACTAGCTCTATCCAGCAAGTAGAGAATCAGACTGTTTTGGCTATGGCTGCTCAAAGTAACATTCAAGTTCTACAGTCCACTATTAATGGGGCTGCAATTGATAAAACACAGGTCTCTACATCGACGATATCTCGAATTACTTACAACTACAGAACAATTGCAAATACGGCAATTCAGCATGCTCATACATGTGCGGCTCAGGAATTTTATAAGGAGAATGACGATTTAATTAAAGAGGAAGAATTCAGCGCAATACTGGACAACAAAACATCATCGACGTGTAGGGCTTTATCAGGAAACCGATATCCTGTTGGGGCTGGCCCAATGCCACCATTACACCCAAACTGCCGAAGTCAGCGATTGCCAATACTTAATGATAAATTTGCTAATTTGATAATAACTAAACCAATAGGAAGATCTGAATGGGGAGAAGAAAGCTATTATGAATGGCTATCTAGGCAACCGGCCAAAAGACAGGATTTAATATTGGGTCCGACTAGAGGGAAGTTGTTTCGTGATGGTGGTTTATCTCCAGAGCGATTCGCACAGTTGCAGTTACATAAAAACTTTAAACCAATGACACTTAAAGATATGCAAAAATTTGCGCCTAAAGCGTTTGAGCGAGCAGGAATTGAATTGAAATAACACAAACCCACCACTGAGTGGGTTTTTTATTATCCGCAGTTAGAGACTGCACCATCTAAACCAGAGGTTTTACGATGTTTAAATATTTATTAACGAAAGAAGAATTTGACGCATTAACTGATGAGCAAAAGGCTCTTTACAAAGAGTCTGGTGGTAATTACCAACTTCAAATCGAAGGTATGCCAGAAATTCCAGATGTGTCAGGACTTCAAAAGAAAGTTGATGAATTACTTTCTGAGAAAAAATCAGAGCAGGAGAAACGCCGGCAAGCTGAAGAGGCTGCAAAAAAAGCAGCAGAAGATCAAGCGCGTAAAAATGGCGATATCGAATCACTAGAAAAAAGCTGGGCTGAAAAGTTAAAGGCGCGTGAAAACGAGCTATTAGCACAGCTACAGGAGAAAGATGCGAGTCTACATACGCTATTAGTTGATAACGTTGCTCAAACTGTGGCTACAAAGCTTGCTGGTGACGCTGCCCCGTTAATCATGCCACACATCAAATCTCGATTATCAGTAGAGGACGGTAAAACGCGAGTGGTTGATGCTAACGGTCATCCTTCTGCATTTACCATTGATGATTTAGAAAAAGAATTTCGTAGTAACCCGTTATTTGCTCCAGTAATTATTGGTAGTAAAGCCACCGGAACCGGAGGGGAAGGCGGTAAAGGGAAATCACCAGCCGGAGGCAGTGAAAAACCCAAAAGCGCGAATCCGTTAGTGGACAGCGCACGTGAAATCATTGCTAATATCCAAGAGGATTAATTTATATGTCTTTATATATTTTTCAAAAACAAGTGTCTCTAGCGGCAACAGAGTTGGTTGCTCAGGCTGTCCGTCAATTTAACGAAGCATCTGGTGGTGCTTTAGTTATTGGCGATGGTGATCATATCGGTGATTACATTGAGCAAACATCATGGCAGTTGCTTGGTGGTCTGGCTCAGCGACGCAATGCATATGGTTCAGGTAATCTAACGCCACAAGAATTGGGGCAAATCCTTGACCGTATGATTAAGATTGATGGTCGTATTGGCCCTGTCTCAGTTACCCCGACAATGATGAAGCGACTAGGTAAGGACGTATCAGAAGCGGCTGCGGTAGTTGCTGCTCAATCAGCAGAAGCAATGTTACAAGATTACCTGAATACTACTGGCGCGGCATTAAAAGCAGCTATTTCTGGTAATAAAACAGCCGTTACTGTTGGAGGTGAAACACCATCATTAAGAGGTTTAAATAAAGCAACACGTCCATTCGGTGATGCATATTCGCGTATTGTTGCTTGGTTGATGGATGGTGCAACATTCAACGACTTTATGGATGAGACATTAACCAACGCAAATAACCTATTCCAAATTGGTAACGTCGCCATTAAACAAGATAACCTTGGCCGTCGTTTTGTTATCTCTGATATTCCAGCTTTATCAGATGCAGACAAACAGCATTCGCTAGGTTTAGTGACTGGTGCTGCTGCGGTTCAAACATCACCACTAATCATGAAGGCTCAGGATGTATTAGGGCAAGAAAATATTAAGGCACTAATGCAAGGTGAGTACGACTTTACTATTGGTTTGCGTGGTTACCAGTGGAGCAAAGATAGCATCAAATCCCCAACTAACGAACAGATTGCCGCGGTAGCTAACTGGAAGCAAATTGCTACGGATATTAAAGATACTGCTGGTGTTATGGTTTCATTTGGCAAAGATACTAGCGTTGGTGGGTAACGTGAGGGGCCGCCGCCCCTTATTTATCCATGAGGAGTGAGCATGTCTATTGCGATTACGGTTGAGCAAGTTAATGAGCAATTAGAGGTGATGGGGTTTGAGGCAACAAGTCTTGTCATAAACTCTGCTATATCTATAGTGGACACTATTGATACTTGCCTTGATAGCGCAGGGTATTCAGATGCGGTAATTGCTTTAATTAAACTGTATTCGGTTATCCTTATATTATCATCTGCTGATGTTCGTAAAATCGCGTCAGAGCACGCACCTTCTGGCGCTTCTGTTTCATATCAGTATTTTTCTGATGGCAGAAAAACGTTGCTAAAAATGCTGTCTTCCCTAGATACCAATGGATGTACTAATAGCCTTCCTATTGAACGCCCCGTAGGTGTCATTCAGTTTGATGTAGTTCGGGGGTGATATGGGGAAAATCCTGCGACGATTTTGCAAAGGGTGGGCAACCATCTGGAAAGTTGAGGGGAAAGATAAATACGGGAAGCCTATATTTTCAGAGCCAATCCATATCCGGTGTGATTACGGAAGTAGCTTTAAAGATGGTAGTAAAACTATTGGTACTGAAATAATTATTAAGAATGTCATTTGGACTGAGTATAGCGAAGCTTCTCAAGAAGACTATATCGCCATCGGTAAGTATGAAGACAGAGAGCCATTTTTGCATGGTGCTAGTAGGATTAAGTCTATCGATAGAGACCGTGATATTAATGGCGGTCTAGATGATTACACACTAACAACGGCGGTGTAACTATGGGGGCAAAAGTAAAAGGAATAAGTAATGCGATATCTAACTTAAACTCTCTGGTTGGAAGCATAGCATCAAAGAAGATAGCTCGAGCCATGCATAGAGCGCTAGATATTGGTGGCAGGCAAGCTGCTGTATACACGCCAATTGACACTAAAACGCTCATTAATTCACAATTTAGAGATGTAAAAGTAAAAGGTACTCTATTTACTGGTCGCGTTGGTTATTCTGCTTCATATGCTGTTTTCGTTCATGATCCTAATGTTAAGCAAACTTTCCGCAGACCTACTGCTAAGAAAGAATTCCTCCTGAAGGGGTTTGAGGAAACGAAGCAAATGATTGATCAGGCTGTTGCTGAGGAACTTAAAATATGACGACCTTTGAGAGACTGAAAAACTATTTTTCTGAATCAGGGTTATCTGATGGTTTCATTCAGCAGGATTATATTTGGAATGAAAAAGAAGGTAATGATTCAGATTCATATATCGTATTTCAGCAACTAAATGGAACTGGTCGTATTGATGATTTAAGTGGCGATGATTTCTTCACCGTTTCACTCATATCTGGCAAGGCGTGGATTGATTTTATTGTTCAGAGAGCTAACGAAATACTAGAGTATGTAAGGTGTCACTCTAGAAGTCATAACATTGGTTTTATTATCAATACATCTGGTTTTGTTAATCCAATTCAAACGACAGAAGGTAGGTTTATTATCCCGCTTTCTTTCCGCTGTACATCTTAAATTAAACACATCTCAACAGGTCGCTTATGCGGCCTTTTTTATTTGCAAATAAAGAGGTTATAACATGGCACAATGCCCTGATGATAAAGGCCTAGTGATGGGTAACGCAGGTATTCTGCGCATTGCAAAAGGCTGCCCTGACCAAGTACCAGCACAAGATCAATTCTTGCGCTTAGGTGCGCTAACAAGCAAGTCATTCGATTTCGGTATGGAGACAGTGACATCTAATGCTGATGACACCAAAGGCTTAACTGAGTCAATTGTTACTGGTGCTGACTTCACCATTAGTTTTGATGGTGAATTAAAGAAAGCTGGTGTAACCGGTTCTACTTCCGCGTTTGATATTGCCAAAGAAATCCTTGATGAAATCAAAGCAAGTCGCCAACCGTCATATTGGGTTCAACTTGATATGAAAGGCGATGGCTCTGATGTTGTTCAGGGTTATATGGCTTTCACATCTTGGTCAATGGAGTTTCCAACAAAAGAAATTTCTACCTATTCAGGTGAGCTAAAAGTTGCTGATGCAGAAACGGTTGAGTGGCTACAAGAAGAAATCGTTGTTCAAAGTATTGCCGTCGAGCCAGCCACTCTGTCTGTAAAAGTGGGTGAAACTAAGACATTTACCGTCAAATTTACCCCAACCGATGCGACGAACAAAAACTACACCGCTGTGAGCGATAAGCCGAACTTTGCAACAGTTACTCAGCTTGTGAATGTAGTCACCGTGCGTGGTGTTGCTGAAGGTACTGCAAATATCACTGTCACATCTGAAGATGGTAGTAAAACAGCAAAATGCGTGGTCACTGTTACCGCTGCTTAATATTACAAAGGGTGCTTTCGAGTGCCCTTGATAATATTCAGGAGGGATTATGACACCTATTTTAGAAATCGGGGAGATGGTTATCTCTACTGATAAAAAGGATTACTTATTTAGACCATCGTTCATCAATATGACAAGAATCGGTGAGCCTAAACAGATTGTGAAAGCCTACGGTCAATTAAATGGCGCTGAGGTGCAAGAGTTAATTGCACGCGCCGTAATGAGCTACAGGGTTATTCCTGAGTGGTTAATAAAAGCCATTAGCAAGCCAACATATGGGCGTAATATCCTACAAACTGCAATGATGGTTATGCAGGCGTGCTGTGATGATGATTGTTCAGAAATTATTGGTGAATGGAGATCGGGTAAGCGAGGTATTGTCTATAAAAACGGCAAGATGCCAATCGCTGACATTATCGTCATTGCCCGAGAATTATTCACTCATGGAATTATCGGTAAAGCGAAGATCCGTAAACTTCAACGCAATGAAGGCAAAAACGAATTCTCAGATGAGTTTATGGCAATTGACTACATTAGCTCTGCTCGTGCTCATTTTGGTATGAATAGAGAAGAAGCCGAGCAATTAACCATGACTGAATTTCAGATGATGCTCAAAGCTAAATATCCTGACGAGAAAGGCTTCACGAAAGAAGAATACGACAACATCATGAAGCAAGACGATAAACGCAATGATGAACTGATCAGTGGTAAGCGTCGATTAGTGAGTAGGAAGAGATAAGTTCGTTTTCTGAAAGCGCTAATCCCAACCTTGTACGAAGATAGCTGAGTGACGACATTGGTAGGTAACTGACGCCTAAAATCGCGTTTATAGACCTCTATAACCGTTTATAAACGAAAAAAAACAAGCTTTAATTGATAAATCTTGGTTGTAATAACGTCAAGATGACTCTATTATAAATATGCCGCTGGTCGAAAGGTTCACAAAAAATAATCCAGTACCCACTAAGAGTGTGGGTAGTTTTGTACATGCAGAGTAACTGCAATAACCTCAAAATTGTCTATTTTGTATATATGCCAGAGATCCTGGTAAGAGGATATTCATATGAGTCACGCACTGAGAAAGGCTAGTCGATTAGATATACCGCCTCGTGACAAAAGTAAAATTGCGTCTCCTAGAGCGGTAGTTGGATATAATTGCTCACACAAAGATCAGGTGAGAAATGCTTTCATCCTTGGATTTGATCGTTATGAGACGGCTATGGATAAATTATCTAAGGTGTAATCGATGTCTAGGGAGTTTGGTTATCATCTTGAAGGCGTAAATTACTTATCCGTTGATGATATAATTTATATCAATGAGGCTCTTATTAAAGCGCAAACGCCAGATGAGCCAATCCGAGTTCTAAACCAAAGCAACCTAGAATCTTCACAAGCTAGACCTAGCTTAATAAGATATTATGAACAAACAGAGGATATGTTTAGGCTATCCTCTGTTCTTATTGAAAGTCTAATCCAAAATCATCCTTTCGCGAACGCTAATAAAAGAACAGCCATGATGTGTGGTTATGTTTTTTTATTAATAAATGGCTATGAGCTTACTGCGCCAGGTGATGATATGGTTGATATTGCATCTGGTTTAGCCACTAAAAATTATAGTTGCGAAGATCTTGAAGATTGGTTGTGTCATTGGTCTAGGGAGTATGACGCAGCAGAATTATGTAATCCTGATTTTGGCAAGCTATGCTGCAGTGTGATTAAATTAAAAAACACCTAATCTTACTCAACTGAAAACTAACCCACTCCGGTGGGTTTTTTGTTGCCTGAATATCTCAAATTATTGATATTGTTTGATTGTTCTAAATTGAAATGACCGACCTACAAAATAATTGTAGGTAACTACAAAAGTTTTGTAGTTCAAATATTGAGCGACTCCTAAAGGGTTTTACAAAAAAGTTGTAAAACTTATCTTGTGTAATTTATTGATATAGTTTGATTATAACGAATCGTTAGAATTGATAGCCCGTCCTTGGGCGTTACTACTATTGTTATGCAATTAACGGAGTGTTTAAAATATCTCCGCTTTTCTCACCTTGCATAACTTGGGTGCGTAGACGGAAGTTTTGCAGTAACTCAATAAGCGCATTAGAGTCACGTTGTAATTTTTGAATGTATTCAACACTGACAACGTTATGACCATCAACGCTAACTACTTGTTGCTTTCCATTTTTATAAGAAACTAACCATCTTCCTTCTTTTGGTATGGTTACGGTGATTGAGTTTTGATTTGGTTCAAAAAGTATATTTTCTTCCTGTTTAGGAATGTATTCACCTTCAAGTACAAACTTGTGAATATACTCAACCGCATCTGGTATCTGATCTACTGTTAATTCTTCAATGCTACTAACATTGAATTTCTGGTGAACAAGAGAATAGGCTTCTGGGTACATGATGCCTTTCTTGCTAACCAGTAGATTAACAGCATTCTTTAATGGGTTGCGTTCCTGAACAGTTGATTTGTGTTTTTTCTTAACCTCACCAGTAGTCCAATATTCGTAAAGTACATCGTCACACTCTTCTTGATACTTGATTACTTTATCGCGGATCTCTGGTTTTACCTTGTTAGGGCTGATAGTGTGAAGCCAGCCTGCAAGTTTACGGAGGGCGAGGCAAAGCATTGATTGCTCACCCCCTTTTGAAGGTATCACGATTTCCGTGATCCCTTTACTAAACCTTTGTTTTAGCTTTTCAAATTGAGATTGCCAAGTTAAACCCATGCCTTCAACGATGGGTTTCATTGGGACGTATGGTTCTCCGTTATAATTTACTACACACAGGTTGTTACCGTGGAAAGGTACATTGATTGTTGATACACTAGTCATGTCGGTTACTCCGTAGTTTCTGACAAATTAGAAGCCTCGACTGTTACCGCAGTTGGGGCTTCGCTGTTTTTACTCATTGGTTATTGCCTTATCTTTTAAATATTCCATCACAATTCTGTGAACTTCATTATTTAAAGATCTTCCGTTTTTCTCTGCCCACTGCTTAACTAGTTCAATGTCCTTTTTAGGCCAACGAAAATTAAGCTGTGGTAGTTTTCTTGCTCCCTTCATTCTTAACCTCTTTGTAAACCACCGTGGTTCAGTTGAGAATGTACTATCACCGTTATAGACTGTCAAGAAAAATTAAGGTGATAATATGAGCAGAGAATATCCTCAATTTAAATTAAGAATGCCACCTGATATGCATGAGAAATTAAAAGAGATTGCAGAAAGGAATGGTAGGTCAATGAATGCTGAGATAATTCAAATTATTCAAGAGTCCATCAATAAAGATTACGGACAATCTAAAATAGAGAATATTGCAGATATTGAATCTAAAAAATTTAGAGAGTTGTTTATTGAAACAGTCAAAAAAATGTATAAGGAGGAAGAATGATTTCCTCAAAATGCATTCTCATGTGCTTCGTAACGATTCTACCTGTTTTATTCTTGAATAATGCTGAAGCGAAAAATTGCAGAAAAGGAATTCCTTGTGGTAACACATGCATTTCTGCAAACAAAGTATGCAGGGTAGGAACATCGAATAGTTATACGTCTAATCCATCTACAACAAATAATTTACGCTCTTATACGAATACAGGGTCTTCATCATCTTTGACTCACAACTCTAGTAGTGCCGCATCATTAGCTAGTCGAGCACTAAGCAATAGTAAAACCTATAATTGCATATACTCAAAAGCTGTATTAATTGGCGATGCGATGGGGCCAATGCAAGGCAGATTCCATACGAAAGTAATACTGAATGGTGATAAATTTACAGCGATAAGACCTGATGGATATAAGTTAATTAGCCCTGCAATGAAGGCAAGAAATAACGGGTTTTATATGGAAAAAGACAGTAATTATATCTATGTAATGGCAGAAATACATAATGAATACGCTGTTTCGAATATAAATACAAAAGAAACTGAGCAATGGGTAGAGTGTAAATAATTTGCTCCCATTTGCACCACAAACAGCTAAACTAATAACAAATTAACTAACGAGGATGGTGTTGTGAAAAGATTATTAATTACATCTATTTTATCATTATCAGCTTTATCATTAACAGGGTGCGCTAGTGTTTCACCGCCAACACAACAGCAAATTGAAAGTGCCAGTTATGGGGCGTTGCCTGACGACTATCAAGCTCAAATAAAAAATACAATGAGCACTATGCTAAAGGATCCGTATTCAGCTCAATATACATTTCTTCAACCATTTAAAGGATATTCTCAAGATGGCGCTTGGGCACCATCTAAGGGGGGAGTGACTTATGGATGGGTAGCACCAGTTATGGTGAACGCAAAAAATAGTTATGGTGGATATACTGGCGCTAAAAGGTATGTGTTTATGTTCTCTAACAACATACTATATGATGTGACTGGGAATGATGCTTTTGGCCGAGTTGTGCCAATAAATCAATAGTAAATCAACATTGAGGTAGCGGTGCCGTGGGGAATATTAAGGTTATTTCTGGAATTTTAGGCGGTGTTGCGATTATTGCAGCGGTTGCAGCTTTGTCAGTAAATCTTGTTCCTGATGATAAGGCTAATGATAAACATCTAGCTGATTACTGCGCTGAAATGACAAGGTCGCTAATGAAGTCACCATCATCATATAAATTAGATGAATACTATATACGAGAATTACCACTAACTAGAAATGAGCTTGCAGAGATAGTGCAAATGGCTCCATTCAATAATATTGATGATGCAATAGACAATGATAAGCGCGAGAGATCAAAAATTGAGATAATAGAAACATATATGGCTAAAAATGCCATGGGCGTTGAATTGGTTGGTAATGCAATATGTACTCTAAACAAAACAAACTATGGAAGCGCTGGAAGTAGCTATTCAATAATGAGCTTATCAATAAATGATGAAAATATTGGTGATATAAATTTAATAACAGCTGAATTAGCGGCTGATAAAAAAACTGGAAGATTGAACAGTAAGTCTGATTACATGAAAAAATTAAATTATATTTTCAATTGATAATATACATTAATTACACATTACAACCCTGCCATTCGGCGGGGTTTTTCATTTTAAGGAGCCGATAAATGGCAAATGTAGGCGAAATTGTTTATCAAGTTCAAATGGATGTTCGGCAATTGCTTGCATCGCAACAGCAGTTAGAGCAACGCCTTAATCGTATGGATAGTAGCTTTAACCGAACGTCTCAGTCAGTAAATAACACAGAGCGTTCAATGCAGTCTCTATCCAAAGTTGCGGCTGCTCTAACTGGTTATTTATCGGTTTCAATGGTTGCTAGTTATTCAGAGGCATGGACTGAATTAAACAACAAGCTATCTAACTCAGTTCGCGCAAGTGAGTCACTTATTGATGTCACTCAACGAGTATTTGATATCTCTCAAGCAACGCGATCTAGCCTCGATGCCACAGCAACACTCTATGCGCGACTTGAACGAGGAACGAGAGAATACAACACATCAGCGGAAGACTTAGCAAAATTAACATCCATCATCAACCAAGGTTTTATCGTCTCTGGTGCTACTGCGCAGGAAGCAGAAAACGCCATCATTCAGTTATCACAGGGTATCGCTTCTGGTGTTCTCCGTGGTGAAGAATTTAATTCAGTAGCAGAACAGGGTAGTCGCTTAATGGTTGCATTGGCTGATTCACTAGGAGTAAGTATAGGTCAGCTTCGTAAAATGGCAGCAGAAGGCAAGTTGACCACTGATGTTGTTGTAAAAGGGTTATTGTCTCAGGGGGATGCTATTGGTAAAGAGTTCGCTAAAACCACTCGAACAATGTCGCAGGCATTTCAAGAAGCAGGGAATAACTTAACTAAGTTCCTTGGTGAGAATACAACAATAAAGGCATCTATTAACGTATTCAGCGATGCTGTAATTACTGCAAGTAAGAGTCTCGATGAAATGGTTTTAGCGGTTAGTCTAGTTGCCTCCGTTGTTGGCGGTAGATACATTGCCGCAATGGGGTTGGCTATCAAAGCTAAAATGCAATCAGCAGTTGCAGCAAGGCAAGAAGCGATAGCAAACCTTCAAGCTGCTAGAGTAGCTGAACACAATGCAATAATGACGGCAAGAAAGACCGCTTTAGATTTAGCAGCAGCCAGAGCGTTAGTTGAGAAAGCGAAAACTGAATTTGCGGCCGCAAGAGGAACAAACGCAGAAGCAACCGCGCTGGCAAATTTAATTGCCGTTAGATCTGCCGCAACAACCGCGGCGATAAATCATAAGCAAGCAACGCAAGCGCAGACAGCAGCAATGGCTAACTCAGCCGCAGCAGCAAGAGCCGCTTCTGTATCTATCGGTTTAGCTAATAAAGCTCTAGGTTTTGTTGGTGGCCCAGCAGGTATAGCAATGGCCGCGGGTGCTGCGATCATGTATTTCTACCAGCAGGCAAAAGAAGCAAGAGAAGAAGCAGTAAAACTTGCAGAGGGAGTAAATCAATTAACTGCTGAAATGAAAAACATGACAAGGGAACAAAAGAGGGCTGAATCTGCCAAGTTAAAAGAAGCGCTCCCTGAGTTAAAAAATGAAGTTCTAAACACCACTGTCGCTATGAAGCAAGCTGCGGAAAAAGTAAGAGAATTAGAGGCTGATTTGGCTTTAGCTAAAGTTGGAACAAGTAAATATGAATCCATAACAAAACAGCTAGCCGATGCTCAAGATAAGTTAGCAATTGCAACTGACAACGCAACAAAGGCGTCAAATAACTACAGTCGCACAAAAAATACCATATCTTTTATTCAAGCTGATCTTAATGGTGAGTTAAAAGAGGGAATTGATTTACTAAAAAGGGAAATATCTGTTCTACCAAGTGGCGCAAAGGGATGGGATTCTTATGGTTTTTCTATTGATAGGGCGCTGCAAAAAAAGAAAGAGTTTAATGGTGAAAAAATATCTTTCGAATGGTCTAAGGAGGGGATGGATTTAAGAAAATCACTAGAGCGTGAAATGAAGCTAGCTAACGCCAAAAGTGAAGTTGATAAGAGATTATTGCAAGTTGATTTTTACATTGAAGATAAAGGGATAACAGACGAAAGGGAAATATATCAACTAAAGCAAATAGCAATAGCAACTCAAAAAGCTCAAGATGCAGCCGCTGAGCGTAACAAAACAACCAAGGAATCAACCAAAGCCACAGATGCAGCATACGAAGCACTAAAGCGCCAAAGAGAAGAAATTGAGCGCTTAAACACAGGTTACAAAGAAGGCTCTCTTGAAATGGCTAAGTATGATGCGGTTAAGGCGCTTGGTGACAAGGCATCTCCTAAGCAGATTGAAAAAGCGGAGCAACTCGCAGAAGATAAATATAACATTGAGCGTAATTTAGCTGATAAGAAAGCCGCGCTTGAGCTTGATTTAGTCGCCAAGGTTAAAGAATCTCACGATAAACAGTTGGCAGACTTAGAGCGGATAGCAAAAGATGATGTATCTCTCACTGAACAGGCAGCAAGGCGTAAAGCTGAAATTGAGGCGGAATATCAACAAAAGATAGCCGAAATAAAGGCTAATAACGCTGTCTCACCGCAAGATGACATCAAAGGGAAAGTGGATCCTGTTCAGCAACTCAAAAACGAACACGAGCGTAAACTTGCACTTATTCGTGAGTTTGAAACAGAAAAAGGCGCTATTACTCAGCGTGGCTTAGAGTTAATGAATGTTGCTAATACTCAATATGAGCAAGACCGGTTAAATGCTCAATGGGAGATATGGCGCAATCAGAGCCAAGCCAATCAATTCTTAGCTGATGGGTTGGACGCATTAGGACAGCGCTCTACTAACGTACTCACAGGGCTATTAACTCAAACACAATCCATTAACGATGCTTTCCGTAATGTCGCCTTAACTATCGTAGACCAAGCCGTTGGAGCTCTGGTCCAAATGGGCATGCAACAGGTTAAGAATATGGTTACTGAAAGTGCCATGCGTAAGGCTTCCAATGCTCAAGCTATAGCGGAGGCTACAACTACTGGCGCAGCAATTACAAATGCTATGGCTCCGGCGGCAGCGACAACCAGTATTGCCACTATGGGTTCTGCCGCTACATGGGGTATGGCAGCAATGGCAATAGCTATTCCAGCTATGATTGCGCTTGCTGGTGCTCGTAAAAATGGTGGACCCGTAAATGCTGGCTCTATGTATAGAGTGGGTGAAGGTGGGAAGCCTGAGATATTCAAAGCATCTAACGGTAGTCAGTACATGATACCGGGTGATAATGGTCGAGTTATTAGTAACCGACAAATAGGTAAAGGTGGTAATGGTGTCAGCATGGGTGATATGAACTTTACATTCCAAGTTCAAGCACCTAATGGCATCACTCAAAAGGAAGCGCAACAAATACAGCAAATGGTGAGAGGTACGGTTTATGACGTACTTGGTAACGAAATGCGTAGCGGTGGTGCTTTGGAAAAAGTAAGAAGTTGGTAATTAAGAGAGGTAGTTATGAAGATATTCACAGCTAACATTCATCCCAATGGTTTTTTTATCAATGCAGATTGGAATGGTACTTATTTTTGGATTTATTTAAGTAGAGCGCTGGGGTGGGGTAAATTCACTTTAATTAGGTGCTCTACTAGATACAGCCCTACTGGAGGAATTTTTGAATTATCTGAATTGCAACAGGAAGATTCATTACCCCCTTCACCAATAATTCATTCATCAAATGTGTTATGGCGTTTGCAGGAAGCTCATGAAGTTTTGATTTCAAGTTAGCTTTCATGTCTGGTGATTCATTAGATGTTAAAATAATATCCTCTAATGCTTTAATTGAATCACTATGTATGCGAATTGTTTGTACTTTCAGTATCGCGCTTAACCCTCCGTCATCTAATAAAAAATCAATACCTTTTTCAGTAATGAAGCAGGTATAGCTATTAAAAATATATTCGATCCCATCAAGTGTTGAACTTTGAATGAATGGTTTTTCAATCAACCCATGCATCTCAAGGTATAACATATTTGCTATAAGATGATCTTTATTACTGAATTTTTTACTAAGTTCTTCATATTCATCATCTTCTAAGGGATTTGGGAAAGAATCATATAAGGCAGTTAAAATATCTAACTGTAGAGCACGGTCATATTTATATCCACATAGTACCTCACACCGAAGTAATCAGCCATTCCTTCGGCAAGTTTCTCTGGGCTGAATATATAAAATAACCTAATGGATATTTATTAATATCCTGATATTTGATCAGGCGGCTTTGTGTCGCCTTTTTTATTGGAGTAACCAATGGAAGAGTTTAAATGGCGACCTGAAACAGCTTATCAGGTGGGTAATGAGCCTAAAGTGAAAGTAGCTAAGTTTGGTAACGGTTACGAACAAAGAGTCAAAGACGGGATCAACAACCAACTAAAGACTTATCAACTCTCATTTGTTAAGCGTACTGATATTGGGAAACAGATTGATGAGTTCCTTAAGGCTCGAGGTGCAGTTGAATCATTCTTATGGCTAACCAGTGATGATAACTCTAAACGTAAATTTGTTTGCCGTGGCTGGCAGGTAACGCCAAGGGCGACGGTATGGCAGATAGATTGCACATTTGAGGAGGTTGTTGCATGAGGGATATACCTCAAGAGATGCGCATAAATGTTGCAGATTTACAGCAAAATGCAATGTTAGATTTGTATGAGGTCGATTTAAGTCGTTTTGGTGGTGATGTTTACCGGTTTCATGACGGCATGAATGGCTTATTAAAACCTATTGTCTGGCAGGGTTTACGATATGAACCTTATCCTGTTCAGGTTACAGGGTTTAGTGTAACGACTCAGGGGGCATCAGACAGACCAAAAATGACGTTTGCTAACTTTGACGGAATGTTAACTGCGATTAACAACGACTATGATGATGCGCTAGGCGCTATCGTTACTCGTAGGCAGGTTTTAGAGCAATATCTTGATGCTGTTAATTTTCCCAACGGAAACCCACAAGCAGATCCAACCAGAGAAGCCGTTCAAAAATACGTTGTCGAACAGCGAGAAAGTTCAGACTCTGATTTTGTGACGTATATATTAGCACTTCCAACAGAAACAGATAACGCCCTGATACCTAGACGGGTTATTCAGGCTGATATCTGCTCGTGGCGATACCGAGGATTTGATTGTGGTTATGATGGACCACCTGTTGCAGATGAAAAAGACCAACCAACAACCGATCCCTTAAAAGACAAATGCTCTCATAAATACAGCGGGTGCAAATTAAGACACAAAGGAAAGATGCCATTCGGCGGGTTTTTAGGTTCAAATAAATTAGGTTAATCCATGATTGAGAAAGACATTATCGCTCACGCGAAAGCGGAAGGAGTGAGGGAGTCTTGCGGCTTAATTTCGGGTGATAGGTATTTCCCTTGCAGAAACATACATCCCGATCCGCAAAACTATTTTGAAATTAACCCAGACGATTGGATGACGGCAGAGTGTTACTCAGACGTCAAAGCTATTGTTCATAGTCACCCTGACGGAAAGCCTTTCCTGAGTTCTGGTGATAGAACAATACAAAGGAAAACAAATCTGCCTTGGTGGTTGGTATGTGATGGAGTGATCCATAAGTTCAGGCCAATAGCGCCACTATTAGGTAGAGAGTTTAAACATGGTGAGCAGGATTGTTATTCCATTATACGTGATGCCTATCATCTGTCAGGCATTCAGCTAGATGATTTTATTCGTCCCGATGAATGGTGGTACACAGAACAAAATCTCTATCTTGATAACACGGACAAGCAGGGATTTTATCAAGTAGAAGAGGCTCAAGAAGGCGATATGATATTGATTTGCTTAGGAACATCAAAACCTTGTCACGCTGCGTTGTACTTAGGTAATCAAGAGATATTGCATCACAGGCCAGACAGATTGAGTAAGCGAGATACTTACGGTGGTTACTGGTTTAAATATACTCACAGCATTTGGAGGCATAAACAATGGTCAAATTACAGTTTGCAGGCTATTTACGCAGATTTGGACGCAGGTTCGAGCTTGAGGTAAGTAATGCAGGTGAGGCCTTACGCTGTCTTTGCTATCAAATTGATGGGTTGAAAAAAGAGATTAACCAAGGTCAGTTTCGCGTTCGTATCGCAGGTAATGATATGACCGAGGATAGTATTTCCACGGGATTAAGTACGCCATTAAATGAAGGTGATGTTATTACGATCGTCCCCATAGTTGGTGGTGCTAAATCTGGCGGGTGGCTAGGCATTATTGGTGGAGCTGCTTTAATTGGCGCATCGTTTTTAATACCGGGCGGATTTTTGGCAACGATGACATCGACCGCATTATTTGCCGCTGGTGTAGGTGTGGCCGCCGCGGGATTGGCAACCATGTTAACTAAAACACCGCCAGCGCCAAGCATAGAGGGGCGAAACTCAGAAAGTAACCAGTATTTCAGTTCGTTAGCAAATAGAGTGGGGCAAGGTTATCCGGTTCCTATCTGTTATGGCGAGATGGTTGTGGGTTCAAATGTAATATCACAAGGTTTGGAGACTGTTTAATGGGCAAAGGTGGCGGTGGAGGAATCACTCCAAGGTTGCTCGATGACAACTTAAAAAACAAACAATTTCTTAATGTCATCGATTTAGTTTCAGAAGGGCCAATAGAAGGGCCTGTGGGTGGTATGTCAGGTTTTCTATTGAATGGAACTCCTGTTGTAGATGCAGATGGCAATCCAAATATTCATGGTGTTGAAGTTCAGTGGCGAGCAGGAACGCAAACGCAAGAACCATTAGAGGACTTTCCTTTTGTAGAAAAAGAAATTCCTGTCAATGTAGAGGTAAAAAAAAGCACACCAATCTTACGCACTATTTCAGATCAGGAAACTGACCGCGTTAGATTCACTTTGGGGGTTTCTGCTCTTGTTAGTCAAGATGACAAGGGAAATCAGCACGATGCTACGGTAGAAATGCTTATTGAAGTTAATGATGGTTCTGGTTGGACACATGCAGAAACAGCAAAAATAACCGGAAAAATCAGTGGCCAATATTTAGAATCATATATCATTGATGCGCCTAAAAAGAAACCTTTCCAAATTAGAGTTTCACGATTAACAGATGATAGTAAAAGTGATCTACTGAAAAACGGAACGGTATGGGCAAGCTACACAGAAATAACTGACGCTAAATTCTCTTACCCTAATTCTGCCGTCGTCGGGATGAAAATCGATAAATCCCAATACGGTGATACACCCAATCGCACCTATCATATTAAAGGGATGATTATCCAAGTTCCTGATAACTATGATCCGGAGTCTCGTACTTACACTGGCATCTGGACTGGTCGCTTCAAGCCCGCATGGACTAATAACCCTGCATGGGTTTTTTACGATTTAGTCACTAATGAACGATACGGTATAGGAGAGATGATCGGCTCGTTTGGCGTTGATAAATTCGCGCTATATGCCATTGCTCGTTACTGTGATGAATTGGTTGATGATGGGTTTGGCAACAAAGAGCCTCGCTTTACTTTTAATGCCTACATTACCTCTCAACGAAAAGCCAAAGAAGTGCTTGATGACTTAGCGTCCGTATTTCGCGGTATGCCTTTATGGGACGGACAGCAATTAACGTGCTTTCAAGATAGACCATCAGATCCAGTATGGACGTACACAAACTCAAATGTTATTGATGGAAAATTTAAATATACATCAACAGCGAAATCAGCTCGTCATAATGCTATCGAGGTGTCATGGATAAACCCGAGTAATGGATGGAGTGAAGAAAGAGAATTTATCCAAGATGATGATCTCATTCAGCGATTCGGCGGTGTAAATGTTAAGAAAGTTACTGCTTTTGGTTGCACTAGTCGCGGACAGGCTCACAGAGTGGGTAAGTGGATATTACAGACAGAAAAGCTGGAGAAAGATAGCGTTACATTCTCAACAGGAAGAGAGGGGATTAACTGCATCTCTGGCGATATTATTGAGGTAGCAGACGATAGCTTTGCAGGAGTGAAGGTAGGTGGTCGGGTTCTATCAGTTAATGGTAGCGCTATTACTATTGATGCGCCTATAGATTGGAAATATGACGATAAAGGTACTTTCTCATTTTTAGGGACATCAGGCAGGTTCGAGAAAATAGAAATTCAATCTATCGATGGTGATATTGTCACTTTGCGTGAGGTTCCTCGTGGACTGAAACAATATGGTGTATTTTCTATTACCAAAAGCATGCTAATAACAAGATTGTTTCGAGTTATTACCATTTCAGAAAATAATGATGGAAATTACTTATACAACTGTATTCAGCATGAACCTCAAAAGGAAAGCATTGTTGATAATGGAGTTGATTTTACTGGGAACCCGCCAACGCAGAATGTTATTCGCATTCCTAATATAGAGCGTCTTTCTATTGCTTACGTTGATGATAGCCCTCAAGTTCAAGCTAGGGCTATGTGGGTAACAACAGCCATTAATAGAAATATTTCATTTAATGTCACTCTTTATAAAAACAGCAAGGTTGTATCTACTGGTAATACCACAGATTTAGAGTACTACTTTAATGGGCTTGAAGCCGGTGACTATCTTGTTGGGGTGAGAGGTCAAGACGCTAATGGAATGCTTGGTAATGAATCAAAAGTCCAGATGGTTATTGGTACGCCAAGTGCACCTAGCTCAATAATTGTTGAGTCTGGTTTTTTTGAAATAAAATTAATCCCTCATATCGCTGCGCCACACACTCTAAATACCGAGTTTGAGTTCTGGTTTTCTGGTGAAATAAAAATAAATAATATCAATGAGATAGAGTCAAAAGCTGATTTCTTAAGTCGCGCTAAGTTCTGGACAAAAGGGCAATTAAAGCCGGGGCGTGATTACTGGTTTTATGTAAGAAGCGTAAATGAATATGGGAAGTCTCATTTTGTAGAAGCTAAAGGACAAGTTGACGGTAACATAGACGCTATTCTTGAAGAATTAGCGGGGCAAATCAGCCGAGACCAACTCGCACAAGACTTATTGGGTGAAATTAACAGTAAAGCTAACCAAATCGATATTACTGAATTACATGAGTTGATGAGGATAAATCATGACAAGATTTTATCTGAGTTGATGAGGCATGGAGCAACGATTGAAGAAAGTGAAAAAAAATGGGAGGAGGCAGGAAAATTACTGGCTGAGCGGATAAATCAAGTTTCAACGGCAACAGAAGCACAGGCAGCCGCAATTAAACAAGAGCAACAAGCACGTATTGAGACTGATAAAACCGAAGCACAACAACGCCAATTCTTAGCCACTCAACTTCGTGGTGATTATACCGGTAATGATTTATCGAAAGTCACCGCAGGACTCATTTCCGCAGAGAAACAAGCACGTGTTACAGGCGACCAAGCAGAAGCGAAAGCCCGACAATCACTGGAAACACGGATGAATGGGAATGTTTCAGCGATTAATAAATCATTAGAAACCCTCACCTCGAAACAGCAAGCACAAACGCAAGAGATTTCAACGCTCAATTCAAATCTTAAGGGGAAAGCTGATAGCAGTGTGGTGAATGCGTTAAATACGCGAGTATCTAATATTGATGGCAAAGTGACGTCTGCAACCTCTCAGGTACAAACGTTATCCAGCAAATTAGATACAGTGAAAGCCGATTTAACGGAGTCTGTGGTGGTGGATTTAGATTTATCTAAACTCAATGAAAACACCTATTATCCGATTATTTTGCCATTAGTAACTTCTCGACGTTATGCCTTTAAGGTTTTTAGGACATTAGGGCAATATAGAGACAATAAACCGAGCTATGCGACTCACAATACCAAAGGTTTTGCCATGATTGTGGAATGGCAAGTGAGTGGTTCTGGATGGGGAACCCAGTCTGAAAACCGCATCATTGATAATTTTGATTGGCGATGGACAAATCAATCCCCTGTGATGGGGCCAGCTCAATTAACGAATGGTTCTGTGGAATATATCTATTTGCGAGGAGGTGCTAAATATCAGCTCACTAAGCATAAAAGTGTTAACCATCAAATTATCACCCGCACTTATACCAATAACAAACAATCGGTGGCACCAAAAGGATTTGTGGCGAATGAAGTACCTAAGTCCAGCGAACAGAAAGCCAATGCAACGGCGAATGCGGTAAACCAACTTGAAACTAAGGTGACTGAGGTCTCAGGTAAAGTGACCTCTACCGCCCAGCAAGTCACTCGCCTTGAAAGCCAAGTGGGTACAAGTTCAGCCAAAATAGAGCAAACCTCGAAAGTGGTCACCGACATAAATGGCAAAATTTCCGCATCATGGACAATGAAAGTTCAGCAAGATAGCAAAGGGAATAAAGTCATTACGGGCATTGGCTTAGGGTTTAATGCACAAGGAAATAGCCAATTTCTGGTCAATGCCCAAAACTTTGCGGTGATATCGTCATTAAACGGCAAAGTGGTGACACCGTTTATCGTGAAGAATGGACAGGTGGTTGTTAATGAAGCTTTTATTGGTGATGCAACTATTACCAGTGCAAAAATAGCTAATGTATTGCAATCAACCAATTTCAGCCATGCAAACAAGGTGGGCTATCAACTTAATATGCGCACTGGTGAAGAAATTAAATATGGGAATAACGCTCAGGGGTACTGGATTGAAACAAACATATTAAAACGTTTGTTTGATAAAAAAGGCACAATGCGTATCAGAATGGGGATATGGTAATGGGCATGGGTTTAGAAATATATGATGAGAAAGGGCGACTCATTATTGGAGAAGACACTATTATACCGCGCCACTTGGGGCAATTTGACCTTCCTTTGTCCCAATATGGATCTCTTACTATTCCTGAGATTTCCTTAGGAGGTGAGGTTGTTTGCCATTTCTGGCTACGGTATCGCTCTCGATGGAGTGGTGAATTTCATGTAGATAAGCCTAATGAGAGAACAGAGTACTCCATATCTGGGAACACGTTAAATTACCGCGTTGATTACAATATCTATCGCTGGGAGAACAATGGCTCTGGTGGTGGGCAGACACAAGCGAATGACTCATTCTCAAGTCATGTTGTCGTATGGGTGGTGTGAAATGGTTGGTGTAGAAATTTACACAAATAATAGGCTGATACAATTAACCGATAAACTCGAAACAATATGTGTTTTGAGAAAAGCAACTCCTGATGAACTAACGTCATCATCAGGCCCTCATGATAGCTATCCGAGAATCTATGCGTTAAATAGCCAATGGATGGTTGCTCCGATTTCCAAGGTAAGCATACCTCAACACGGAGTTGGTCTTGAAGTTTATGATGAGCAAGGGAAAATGAAATTTTCATCTCTTGCTAAGTTGGTCTGCTTTGAGAAATATTATGATGTCAATACGGGGAGCGCTGGCAAAGGCTCATTAAGAATCGCAGGCAAAAGTGGTCATCGGTATGGCATGATTAAGACTCGCTCTATGGGGTATTTTCATAATACAAACATACGAAGCTACATAGACCCTGACACGTGGGATGAAGTTTGGACATTCAAAAGATATAGCGAGCGTTATGTCTTGGTTGATGATGTGGGAGGGTTAACATTTGAGTATCGATACGAGTTCTTAGGAGAAGAGGATGGCTGGATAAGTATGCCTCCGAGTCGAGAAGGTTCTGGATTAATGGAACAAGGGCTTATGATAGACGTTTCAATGTTAGAAGATTAAATACCGCACTAATGTGGTTTTTTTGTATCTAAATTTTAGGAAATAAATCATGATATACACAACAGGCACTGTTAGCACAGTGTCAGGGTCTGCTGTTGTCTCTGGCACAGGTACCATTATTTTAATTAAAAATGGTAATGCTAATTTTATTTATATGGTGGACAGGGTTAATAGCGATACAGAATTAGTCATTTCACAACCGGCTACATTTACCGTAAAAAACACTAGTTACAGCATTAATCTCACTGAGCCGAACTCATACAGCGACGCTAATAATCGTATGACCGCTATTGCATCAGATATTACGTAGTTCTTAAACGAGCAACGAGTTACGCTCGATGGTGTTAAAAAAGTGCTGGGGGATATTAGTAAAAAGTTAGATAAAAGTGGTGTGGACCTTTCAGGGATTTCGAAGTGCGATTACACGTAATACACAAATGGCTTATTGTGTGTTTCGACAAAAATCCACCTTAAAGGCGGGCGCTATTGGTCTTTGCCGACAATATTATCGCATTTAGATAAGTGTGTTGTGTTTTATCATACCACCAACTCTCAAGCGGAAGTGAGCTATTTAGCGCATAAAAAGCAATTATACAGTTCAGCCCAAACAGACATTTATGTGTGTGTATTCGTTTCAGGAATGGTTTTGACCCCGAAGAGACGTTGGGGGTTATCACTGTACAGTGAAGATGGAGCACGGGTCTTTAATACGGACTATTTGCCTTTTACCCGAGGAAAATCAATGGCATTGTTATTACGGGAGGGGAGTGTAGAGACTCCATATAGCTTGCCTTTAGTCTGTGCAACCAGTCAGTTTGTGAATGCGTCTTATCAGGATGACCCTATTGATTGGGCCAAGCGCAATACGGGGATACGTTTTCGGGGAAAACAGATTTTTGTGAGCGAACGAATACGTGATGCTCATCGGCAACATCATGTAGAGCAACGTATTCCCTTTTATGTCCTTAATGGTTCACATTATTTTTAATAAAATGAATACCTGTCTATATTTATGTGGGATACATGTCGCTTTTCTTTATTGGCATAATGCTTTCTGCTGATAATGATTGTTTTACTTTAATCATTTCTTTTTCATTTGAAAATTTATAATTAGGCAATAGTTCTTTAGGTTTGACACCTAAAATAAACGCGATAGAGAATAAATGTTCTACTGTTATTTTGGTATATCCATTCTCTATACGTGAATAGTGCTGTTGACTTATTTCCAATGAATGGGCTATTTCCCTCCCTGTCATCCCTAATTCTTTTCTTTTTTGCTTTATTCTATAAGCAATAATGGAATTAATTGTACTCATGAACTTCATTCTCCAACAATAAACAGATTTTTAAGTTTAACAGAGTAAAAAGCATTTGTTATAAAAGCATTTTACTCTACTTATAAAACTCAATTAATTT